TTGCAGGTTATAAACTGGATAAAGGAAGACCTGAATTGTATCTTTCTGAAGAAGAAGAAAAGATTTTGCAAGACTTCAAAAAAGAAAATCCAAAATTTGTGATTTGGCAATTGTATGGCTCATCTAATGCAAAACAGCTTGTTCGTGCTCCTTTGTGGATAACTGAAATTATGAAAAGAGTGCCTGACTGCAAACATTATCTAGTAGGCCATGCTCATTTTAGCACAAAGAGATTGTTTGGCTCAGATAAGGTTAAGTGCATGGCAGGTATTTGGGGCTTAAGAACATCCATGCTTATGTGCAAATATGCAAACTTAGTAGTAGGCCCAGAATCTGCAATAACTAATGCCTCAGGAGCTTTTGATACACCTAAATTCATAATGTATTCGGGCACACTGCCAGAGAATTTAGGCGGAGATTTTGAAAATCACTTTGCATTTTGCCCCAAATGTGAATGCTATCCTTGCTACAAAATAAGCATAAGCCCAAAAGAGGTTTGGAACTTGAAAAGTAGAAGGCTTGCCTATGCAAACATGGAAGAGTGCAGAGTAAAAGACCCTTTTGATTGTTACAGATATTTAGGTTTTAAATGCACACTAAGCCTTCCAGAACAAGAAATTATAGAGAAGGCTGTGGATATATTAAAGCATAGTTAGGAGGCAAAGATGATAATAGGGGTTTCAATAGAGGAATATGAGGCTTATGATAAGGAGACAATTACAATAGGTTCAACAGCAGTTGGATTTACAAGCAGCAAAATTTCAAATTGTAAGATTGCTTTTTGCACTCTTGACCCAGACGGTGGGGCTATAAGGTTCTGGATAGATGGTTCTACTCCTACTTCTACTTCAGGCCATTATGTTGCTCCAGGAGAAAATATCACAATTGCAGGGCCTAATAATATAAGCAATTTTAAGGCGATAAAAGCAAGTGCAAGTGATGGAGTATTACAAGTAACTTATAAGAAATAAGGAGGAGTAATATGATTTCGGGCGGCAAAATTGAATTTTCAAACATAGTTCTTGCCTTGCAGAAGGTAAGCGATAAATATCCCTGGGGAGATGACTTTGATTATTTGCTTATGCTCAATCCTTCTCCTTCAGACCTAGATGGAAATGATGCTTTAGATTATGTGGAAAAAACTAACATTACAGATACAACTGAAGCTGAACAAATCAATAAAACCTTCGTCTTTGCAGATTTAGAGCATTATGATATTTTGCCTGTTAGAAGTGGTTACGTCAGGGCGGTAGCTCAAGCAGGTATTGCCAGAACAGGCAGCACAGATGGAAATGTTTATTTAACAAAAATTACTTTTGACTTAGGTTATGTAGATTCTAGCGGTACTTTCACATCAAAATCAAGTGTAAATGCAACACCTAATTTCAGCACCAATTCTACTGACTATCAGCTATGCAGTGGACAAGTTTGGCTTGATTGGAATTTTGATATCCCCAGTGGATATAGATTGGCATTGCGGGTGAAATTATATGGATACAAGGCTACTACTGAACATGGCAAAATGAAATTGTGTTGTGGCAGAGGGAGTTATGATAGCTATTTAGAATTTTAGGAGGCTGACATGTTAGTTAAAAGATATGAAACTAAGAAGAATGAATTAGGTGGAATTCACGTGCAAGAGATTGTTGAAGAAGTACCAGATGAACCTGATTATAACAAAATATTTTTGGATAAATTTGAAGATTTAATTGAAAGGCAAAAACTAATAGCTGAAAAATTAGGGGTTAGCGTGAAATGAAAGTTTTAAAATTGTCTCATAGTCCTTTAGATGTTCGTAGCGGCAAATGGACTGACCTTAGCCGTTTTGGCAACCACGGAATACCTCACGGCGGGGCAAGGCCAGTGATGATTGCTCCGGGGGGGGTGTGGGGGTTTGAGTTTGATGGGAGTAGTGGATATGTGGATTGTGGAACAGGCATAAATGAGCCTGCTCAAGCTAATGCGATTACCATTGCTTTTTGGATAATACCCAAAGATTTTGAAGCTCTTGGGCCAGAAGAAGACATTATTACTAAGTGGGCTGGCAGCTGGGGTGTGTGGAAACAGAAGGGTACAAAATCTCTGATTATGTATATGCGGAATGATGTTCCTGAAAGTTTTGGTGGCGTGAAAATATCGCCTCTTACTGACAATAAATTACATTATATAACTTTTACTTATGATGGTTTTGTTCAGAAGGGATACATTAACGCTGTCCTAAAAGGGCAGGAAGATTGTCCTGATACTATTGCAAGTAGTCATGATCATGTTTTTATTGGAATGGCAAACCAGGAATATTTTCTTAATGGTGTTGTCGCTCAGCCTGTCATTGAAGACCGAGCATGGTCACAAGGCGAAATTCGTGAAAACATGTATCGCTCACCAATCTATCGTATGCTCCGAGGACTGCCAAGGAGCTTTGTGTATGTGAAGGTGCCTTGGAAGAGAACAGAAGGAGAAATTTATAGAAAAGCAGTATGATAAGAATTACAGCTAAACTTGAGAATATAAGCAGGGTTTTAGAACAAATTAAAAAGAATATATCTATGGAAATTGAAAAAGCAGGCAGAGAAACAACAAAAAATATTACTCAATCTGCAATGGACTTAATGAAAGAACACGCACCTGTTGCTTTTGGTGCATTGAAAGACTCTATAGGAAAAAAACTTGTCTATGGGTATCCTGTAATGTATGGCATAAGTGCAACAGGTTTAAAGAGAGCTCCTGTAGGATATGCAGAAGCAGTTGAATATGGAGTACCTGCGGGTGCTTATGGATATTCAGTGCATGGAAAGCATTATGAAGGTGTGCCTCCTTGGGGCAAGGGCTCAAGGCTATATGAATGGGTAAGATTGAGAGGTCTTGTTCCACTGTTGGCAGCTTCTGCAAGAATAGCTAGGAAAATAGGAAGGAAAGGAATATTTGCAAAACATTTTGTGCAGAAATCTCATTCTGTTTTGGTTGGTCTTGTGCCAGATATTGTAAAGAGAATATTTGATAAGCACTTGAATTTTTAAGGCAAGGCAATGAGTTTGAGCACAATTAGAAGTGAAATTAAAAGCATATTAGAAGATATTAGCGGAATAGGCAAGGTATATGACTATCTGCGATGGGATACAAGGGATTGGAAAGGCTTTTTTAACTTGTTTAAATCAAACAGCACATATCATGGCTGGATGATTACAAGAACAAGCACAACAGAAAATAGAAGGTTTGAAACAGACCATAACTTAAGAACTTATACATTTAAGATAGTAGGCTTTTATCCTTTGAATGATGCAAAAGCAACAGAGAAGACATTTCAAGACTTGATAGAGACAATATGCACAACATTTAGAACAAATTATAATTTAAATGGGAAGTGTTTGGATTCAGACCCACCTGAAGTGAGTGTTGTAGAAAATAGAATGTTTGGCTCTATTGTTGCACATTATGCAGAGATTATACTTAGAGTAAGGGAAAGAATAACATTATAGGAGGCTTAAAATGGGAAAAATAAAATTTCAAAGCAGGGCGGGAGGACATTATGCCCCTAGTCCTCCTAAGCCTAAAGTAAAGACCAAGGTAAAGAAAGAGACCAAGGCTTCTAAGGTTTCTGGTGAAGCCAAAGAATTTGAGGAAGTTAAGGTAAAGAAAGAAACAAAAGAAGGAGGTGACTAAAATGTCTCTTTTAACAAGAAGAAGTGTTGTATTGGCAAAAATTGAGAGCAATTACGGAACAGATGCAAGCCCAGGAACAGCAGATGCTATTCTTTGTACTGCTCCTAGTGTTACTCCTTCAGGTGACTTGCTTACAAGGGATTTTGTAAGAAGCTCCATTTCACCTTATCCTCATGTAATTGGTGCTAAGACGGTGGAAGTGACATTTGATACTGAGATTAAGGGAACAGGCACAAATTCAAGCACTTCTACAAGTGCTATTATTCCAGAAATCGGAGTGTTGCTAAGGGCATGTGGATTGAGCGAAAGTGTAACTTATGGCTCTACTGCAGGTACTCCTACTACTTACTCAGATTTGACCGCTGCATATCAGCCTGTTTCAACTAGTTTTGAAAGTGCTACAATTTATGTCTATTTCGATGGTGTGCTGCATAAGGTTGTAGGTTGTAGAGGCACTGCTGTATTGACACTTGATGCAGGTGCTTTTCCAAGAATTAGCTGGACATTTAGAGGATTATATCAGGATGTTGTAGATGCTAGCTTAGTGTCGGGCGATTATGACGATACCCAGCCACCTATTGTTGAATCTGCAAGTTTGGTATTAGGCTCTTATTCTCCCAAGGTGCAGTCAATCACTCTTGACCTTGCAAATACCTTAACTGAAATTAGAGATGTCAATTCCAGTGAAGCTTTACGTGAGATTGCAATAACAAATAGGGATGCAAATGGAAGAATTAATCCTGAAATGGAGCTTGTTGCAACTTATGACTTTTTTGGAATCTGGAAAGCTGCAACTCAGAAGGCAATGAGCTGCACCATTGGTAGTTCGGGTGGAAATAA